TCTTACGAGTGGCTTCAAAATCAGACAACATTTTATTACAGCAATAGCATCTCATATTAGTGCATCTCCTAAAATTTTATAAGCCCAATTAAATTTATTGTCAACTGTTTTCTTCTTCTCCATCATAAGTACTTGAATCTTAAAGCTTTTATCTAGTCTTAGGAATCTCTCAGCCTCTTCTTTATAACCAAATATTCTAACAACTGAACCATCATAGTCTAAAATCTTATATAGCTTTCTCATTGTAGTACTCCGTATAAGTAACAAGATAATTCTAATCCGATATAGTATAACACATGACCACCAAAGTAAGCAAGTGCAAACCATAAAATATATTTAATGTACTTGTCTTCGTTATCTATCATAAGTCCCTTCCAATGTAATAAGTTAAGCATACCCAAATCAATATAATAATATCTTTGTAATCAATCTCCATCGGCATAGCCTCTAGCAACATCCCTCCAATAGTTTAGGACTTTATCCTTTACTTCCTGAGGTGCTAGATTAAATGGAATCTCCTCGAATTCAGTACCTATATAGCCTGTCTCAGATAATCCTTCATACCATTGAGAGTCGTCCTTCCAATAGAATTGTCCCTCAGGGTCTTCTACCATGTTATGGATTCTCTCCTCAATTAATTCCTCATCGAAGTCCTCATCCTCTGGCTCGTAATACTTATCGTTATAGTATCCGCTATCGTATCTATTCATATACTCCTCCTCAATTAGTAATTGTTTAAGCTTACCCATTATACTAATTCCTTTGTAACATCTTCAATCTCAAAGTAATATGTATAATCCTCAGTACTGCTATCATTAAAATCATCAGGATTTTTTAAGACAAATCCATTACAATAAATTGTATTGATATTCTCTTTATCAATCCAGAAGTTAAACTGATAAGAACCTTTACATATCCATGCATCTTCACCACTCTTTGCTTTATCATATACATCTGAGAGAGCCTCTAATATCCAATCACTGGGAGGAGAATCCGTATCAGTTTTATAGTATTGACTGTCTCTAATTAAAAATGTATTCATTTTAATCCTCCCCTAATTCATAGTGACAATAATCTGCTACCCCTCTATCATACCCTAATTTATATCTATGATGCATCTCCTTATCATCATAAGGGTTATTATAAATTCCTTCTGATCTACCATCAAAATATCCTCTAGCGTATTCGTACATATTAAGCTATCCTATAAAAGTGTTTTACTCTAGCCCTTGGATTTGGCTCATGGTTATCATACCATACCCCATCAATTAAAGCTAGAGCATGGTTAGATTTTACCACAATATATCTACCCTTAGGGTATTGTTTAGCGAACTTCTCCAATGTCATATTGAGATAAGTAGGCATCCTCCAATTGCCCCTTACTTTAATGACATCATCCTCATTGTCTATATTGTAATCCTTCTCGGCATTCATTAGCCAATTGATAGAGCAGGACATCATCAAGGTACTGCATCCCTTACCATGTACCCTCCCGAATGCCTTATAAACCTTATAGACATCATAATAGGGTATATCCATGGTTAAAGCAGTAGCATTCAAGGCACAACAATTTCTATCTTCACCTTTAATATGAGCTATTTTGTTTACATATTCCACAAGTAATCCCTCCTAAGTATTGTATAAGTTTAATTCATTCATATGTAATTTGTCAACGATTTTCTTATAAACTTCTGCTTTACTTTTATAGTAATGGTAATCTCTATCACCTTCTCTAAAGTTTTCCCATTCATTACTTTGCTTATTTCGTAGGATATCCGAACTTAAACTACTCTCTTCATAGTGAGATTTGAAGCCATGTATATTGTAATGAGCGATAAACCCTGAGCATAAATAGAGATACTTATAACCCCTACTATTAAGCTTAGTAATATCTGAGCATGCCTTAACTACATTCTTAACGATAAGATCTTGCTCTTTTAATGTCAATGCTTCCATGTTTAGATTCTCCTTAGTTTACTTAGTTGCAATAATTTTAATTACTTTAGCCATTTTAACACCATGAGCTTTATATGCAATAACTTTCACGTCCTTATTATAACATGCTCGGCAACCATTGCACTTACCTTCATGCTCATAAGCTTTGCACTCTAGAGCTCCTTCAGGTACTGTATCGCTAAAAATTGTGCTAGTGGTTTGCCCTTCTATAATCTCTCCTGTAACACTATCGCTAGAGAATCTTACTACTACATTTGGCAAGCCTTGCATGTCTCTTATGACACTCTTAAATTTATCAAATTTATGCATTCTAGTAGGAAGCCAATGACTAACCCATGGAGTGCGAACCATTACCATTAGAATTCTTTCGGCTAGTCTAATATCGTACATGTCCCCGCTATCAAACCAACGAAAGTATCTAGAATTCTCTAGAGCCATTACCATGTCGTTAACCCATGAGTCCCGCTTCCAATCCTCCCTATTAAATTCCCTTGGCTTCTTTACATTGGCAAACCTGTAATTTCCTGTGGTAGCGTAGCAACCTTGGCAAGCTGGTACTAACTCACCATTGAGACCCTTAGAACCTGGGCAAGTCTCTAAAGCTTGAAGACTCCAAGATAAAATTCCATCTAATTTACTTGTTTTGCTTAGTTTGATCATTTTTAAACCCTCCGTTTATAAATAGAATGATACATACATAATTAAGAATGTCAATACACTTAATAATAACCCTGTATTTAATAGGCTTATTAGTTTATTTAATTGGCTCATGTTGTTTACTCCCTTGTTGTTGATCATGTATACACTATAACGGATCAATTCTCAGAATGTCAACAATTATTTTATAGGTATTTTCCCTAATGTACGGATATACAGTAGGTCTATCTAGGTCTCATTAGTCTCTATAAACTTATGTCTTTAGTAGGTCTCAAATATCTCTCTAGAGTGTGGCTACTCTCCTCTTACTCTTTAGCTTCTAGAATATGCATGCTTAGTTATATAGTTAGAATCTATTGAGCATGGGGGAGGGGGGTTGCTGTGTTATATTTATAATCAGAACCCTCTGAAACACCTAAAAAGTAGAATTAAGAAGTGCCTAATAATTAAGCATATTGATTAAAAATTAAGCAACTAGTCTTCCTAGTAAAATCAAGGAGTTACCTAATAGGGACAGACTCAATAAGCTAACTAAGAAAAGGTGACAGAGTCGATACTGCGGAACACGTGCTAGTTTACTGGGTAGACCCGCATAGAAGACGTGCTACATAGTGGGTATAGTAAAATATTACTTGACAAATTCTCATAAGTATGGTATAATAGTTGTACTAAGGAGAAAAAACGCTATGTTAGCTCCTAAGTAATAACAATATAAAAAACAAACAATATAAAAACTACTTAGTTAACTTAGAAGTAAACTTAGAAGAGTAGTAATTTTTAAATGTTAGTCTCTACTTACGTAGGAAAAGGCTTAGAGTGGACTTAGAAGAAAAAGAAGACAATCAGGTTGTTGTGTCTATACCTCGTAGGGGTCGTCCACCTAAGGCTGTCGTAGAAGCTAAACGTAAAAGAGGTAAGGTAGGTCGTCCCCAGGGTGACACAGGAAGGATCGCTGAATTCAAAGCAAGACTCCTGAGTACTACTGGAACTAAGGTCATAGACACTGTCTTAAGAAAAGCCTTGGACGATGAAGATAAAGATCAGGTAGCATGTCTAAAGATGTGCATGGACAGACTTCTACCTGTCTCACTCTTTGAAAAGGATGCTAAGGGTCAGCGGAATGCTGTAACCATTAACATTACTGGCTTGGGTGAGACTAAGGTGGAAGCTGTAGAAGATGTTGAGATAATCGACATGTTTGAAGGAAACTCGGATGAATCTTAACTTCGAGCTCCTGCCCTGGCAAAAGAAAGTATTTAGTGACGACACTAGGTTTAAGGTAATCGTAGCAGGTCGTCGCTGTGGTAAGAGTAGACTCTCAGCAGTAGCCCTCTTAGTAGAGGGACTGAGATGTCCAGCAGGTAGTGCGGTTATGTACGTAGCTCCTACGCAAGGACAAGCCAGACAGATTATCTGGGACTTGCTGATGGATCTTGGCAGAGAAGTGATAACAAACTCTCATGTAAATAACATGGATATCACTTTGATTAATGGTGCTAAGATTTATGTCAGAGGAGCTGATAGACCAGATACCTTGCGTGGAGTCAGCTTAACATTTCTCGTGCTAGACGAGGTAGCTGACATTAAACCAGATACTTGGGAGAAGGTCTTACGTGCAGCGTTATCAGACAAAAAAGGTAAAGCACTCTTTATTGGGACTCCGAAGGGACGCAACTGGTTCTACGATATGTATAACTTGGGGTCTTCTGAAGAGGATCAGGAGTGGAAGAGCTGGCACTTTACAACGAAAGATAACCCGCTCATTGATCCGAAAGAGATTGAAGGAGCTAAAAAGACATTATCTTCGTTCAGTTTTAAGCAGGAATACGAAGCAAGCTTTGATAATGCAGGAACAGACTTATTCAAAGAACAATGGATAAAGTATGGAGAAGAGCCTAGCGATGGTGTTTATTATATTGCAATAGACTTAGCAGGTTTTACCAATGTTAACTACTCTTCTGCAAGACAAAAGAAACTAGACGAATCAGCTATCGCTGTAGTAAAAGTAACAGAGGATGGTGAATGGTTTGTAAAAAAGATTGAGCATGGACGCTGGGATGTTAAGGATGCTGCAGCTAGGATTCTAAAGAACATCAGAGAGTTTCAACCAGTAGGTGTTGGGATGGAGCGAGGGACGGTACGTAACGCTGTATTGCCCTATCTCAGTGATTTAATGAGAGCAAACAACGTCTACGCTAGTATACAAGATTTAACGCATGGTGGTAAACAAAAGACTGAACGAGTGGTCTGGGCATTACAAGGACGCTTCGAGCACAGTAAGGTAACACTAAATGAAGAGGAAGACTGGAGAGAGTTTGTAGACCAGCTCCTAATGTTTCCTACGGCTCAGGTACATGATGACTTAGTGGATGCTCTAAGTTACATCGATCAGTTAGCTGTAACGTCATACTTTACAGATGACGAAGAAGAAGATTATGAACCAACCGATTTCATTGCTGGCTACTAAGGAAAGATATGGCTGAATTTAAAGAAGACGCAGTTACTGAAGCTGATCGTGAGTTAGTTTCATTTATTGTTGATCACTGCAATCGTTGGAGAGATCACAGAGATGTAAACTATCTAGACAAATGGGAAGAGTATGAAAGACTTTGGAGAGGAATCTGGGACGGGGCTGACAAGACTCGTGAGTCCGAGAGATCTCGTCTTATTACTCCCGCCCTCCAGCAAGCTATCGAAGGTAAGCAAGCTGAGATATCTGAAGCTGTGTTTGGTCGTGGTGAGTTCTTTGACATTGTTGATGATCGCCTTGATCCTGACCAACAAGATATTGCCTTAGTACGTCAACAGATGCATGAGGACTTTAAGTTCTCTAGGATTAAGAAAGCAATTGATGATGTGATTCTCTTAGGAGAATTATATGGTACAGGTATCGGAGAGATTGTAGTAGAAGAAAAAACTGTAATGTCTCCAGCTACCCAGCCTATCCCTGGCAGTGCTATGGCAGCGATTGGTGTAAAAGAGCAGAAGAAGTTCATGGTAGGTCTAAACCCTATCAATCCTCGTAACTTCCTAGTTGATCCTAATGCTCGTGACGTAGAGTCTGCCTTAGGTGTTGCTATCGAAGAATACATGCCCTACTTCAAGATTGTCCAAGGTATGGTCGATGGTACGTATCGTAAAGTAGGAATCACTCCTAGCTACAACGACATGGACTTAGAGCCTGTCCAAGAGATGTCTCCTAAGCAGGACGACAAGGTAAGAGTTATTCGTTACTATGGTCTTGTTCCTAAGAACTACTTAGAAGAATTAAAGAAGCAAGACGGAGAAGAAGTAGTTGAACTCTTCCCTGAAGGCTCGATGGCTGAAGATTACCAAGATATGGTAGAAGCTCTTGTAGTGATTGCTGATGATCAGTGGCTCTTAAAAGCTGAAGAGAATCCTTATATGATGAAGGATCGTCCTATTGTCTCCTATCAAGCTGACTCGATGCCTGGTCGTTTCTGGGGTCGTGGCACTGCTGAGAAGGGCTACAATATGCAGAAAGCTATCGACGCACAGATTCGTGCTCACCTCGATAGTCTTGCTTTGACCACTGCTCCGATGATGGCAATGGATGCTACACGTCTACCTCGTGGTGCTAAGTATGATGTACGTCCAGGAAAGAACCTCTTAGTCAACGGTAATCCTAACGAGATCATGATGCCATTCAAGTTTGGCAACACAGATCCTCTAAACATGGGTACTGCTCAGACTTTCCAATCAATGCTCCTCCAAGCTACAGGAACAATGGATGCTGCTGCTATGCCTAGCCAAGTAGCTGCTGGGGAAGCTTCAGGTGCTGGTCTTTCGATGGCTCTCTCAGGCTTGATGAAGAAGAACAAACGTACCTTGATTAACTTCCAAGAGGACTTCTTAATCCCATTCATCACCAAATCTGCCTACAGATTCATGCAGTTTGACCCAGAGCGTTATCCTGTGAAGGATTTTGTGTTCTTGCCTGTATCTACCCTAGGAATGGTAGCTCGTGAGTACGAACAACAGCAGATGATGGGTTTAATGTCCACCTTAGGAGGTCAATCTCCTATAATCCCAGTGCTTTTACAAGGTGTAATCCAAGGTTCTAGCATTGCAAACCGTGAAGAAATTATTTCTACGCTCCAGCAAATGAGCCAACCTGACCCAATGCAGCAGCAGATGCAACAGATTGCTATGGCTACGGCTGAAGCTACCTTACAGAAGACCCAAGCAGAGGCTGCTAAAGCCCTTGCAGAGGCTCAGAAAGCTGGTGCTCAAGCTCAGGCTGTACCTGTTGAGGCTCAGGCTAAGGTAATCGCTGCAGCTTCTAAGAATACTGCTGATCCTATGGCAGATGAGTTCGAGAAACGCATGAAAATTGCTGATCGCCTCATCAAAGTAGAGGATATTAAATCCAATGAACGTATTGCTGAAATCCAAAGTATGGGAAAAATGCAAAAAGGGCTTGACAATTTAATGTAAATGTGGTATAATATTAGTACATAATACCACAATAAACTCTCCTTGTCAAGGAAAAAGAGTATGAATAGAGAATTACAGAATTATTACGAAAACAGATTCAGCATGATGGCTACTCCAGGGTGGCAGGATCTGTTAGAAGACATAGATTTAATGCTTAGCTCCACAGACACCGTCAAAGGTGTAGAAACTGTAGAGCAGCTCCACTTCAGAAAGGGCGAAGTCTCTATCATGACGTGGATTAAGAACTTAAAACAGTCTAGCGAAGAAGTATATGAGCAGCTTCAGCAGGAAGAAGACAATGCCAAGACGACTGTTTGAATTTGAATGTAAGAATTCGCATATCACCGAGTCCTTCGTCGATGTTGACACAAAAGAAGTTCGGTGTGGTGAGTGTGGCGAGGTAGCTACTCGCATTCTTTCCTCTCCTAGG